GCTTCAGCTTCGCCCAGGTTGAAGAACCGGTCGAAAGCGTAAGCAACCAGGCGAAAGTACGGCGAATGATCACCGTCGTTATCCACTCGCTCTACAACGGCACCACGACAAGCACGTACGATCGGGTTAGCTTTGTCAACGCCAATTACCCCGTACTTCAGGTTGAACAAACCAGGGAAACGGTCATCCGTAGAAACGCGGATGTCTAGGTCCGCCAGAGGCTCCAAACCGTTTTGGTTCAGCCAGGCAATCAGGTTGTTTCTCGAGTTATCCATGCTATAAGTATAGCTCATTTTCGCTCAAAGCGAAAGGGGGCAAACCGCCCTGTTAGGTACGGTTAACCGGTCATGTTCCCAGACGGGCTCGAACCGCCGACAACCTGAACGTAAATCAGGAACTCTACCGACTGAGTTATAGGAACTGGCGGCCCTTTTGTTGACGGAGTGAAGCCGAACTCCGGGGTACTTGCAAGTTTGGAGCTTACTTTCCCCGATCCGCCGTGCGGGAATCGAACCCGCTATCCAACTCCCTTGTCGGGGGTGTCATTACCATTTAGACTACCGGCAGAAGGTGGCCCGTAACGTGGGCCAATCGTCACACTTTTCGGGTCACTGGAGCCCCGAAGGGCTCAGCACTACCTCAGAACTTTACGCCAAGTCCAGTTGTCCACACGGGACTGTAAGAACCGCCGGACCGACCATAGCTATTCGAAGCAGTGGTAGTTGGGAAGGTCAGTTGGCTGTAGCCAACAATGGAATCGGACAGACGACCTTCAACACCGAGGGCAAGAACGACTTGACCTTTGCTTCCAATGGCAGATTGAAAATTAGCGCCAGTGTACTGAGTGAAGGGAATTTGGTAGCCTACACCGCCGTAAACATTGGCAGCAGAAACACCGCTACGCTTGGCAAAAGAGTAGTCATACGTAGCAAGCAGGCCACCAGCGGAACCGATTTGGCTATTCGGCCCAGCCGCAAAGTTCACGTAGGGGCGAGCGGAGAATTCACCGCTGAAAGCCTTCGCAACAATGTAGCGTCCTTGAATAGCGGCAGCAGCCACAGTCCGAGTGGAGGAGAAAGTATTACCTTTGATACCTTGCTGGTTGAGCAGTACGCCAGCACCCAGATAGTTGCCCACACCGTTCGCCTTGTTGGCTGAAGCAACTTCGAGTTTGGCCACACGAGCGTTCAGACCGGACCATTCAGCGGCTTGGGCCTTCAGAGCGGCAGCAAGTTGGGCGTCAGCGGCACTCTGAAATTCGGTAATACGGTCCAAAGAGGCATTCACCAGAGCGGCAAGTTGCTCCCGAGTGGCAGGTTGGCCAGGACGGAAAGAGCCATCGGGGAAACCGGCTACCACACCGTACCTGTCGCGGAGGTTCAGAATCGCTTGGTAGGCCCAGTTTGTGGGTTGAACATCAGGGAATTGACCCGTGGGTGTCGCAGCCATTGCGGGTGCAGCCAGCGAAGTGGCGAGCGCAATAGCGGCAATGAAAGATTTGATTTTCATACGAAGATGAGAAGTTTTTTCTGTACAGAACCCAGCTAGAGTGGCTGGGAAAGCGGAATACCAGGATCGAACTGGTGACATCTTGCTTGGAAGGCGAGCGTTCTACCGCTGAACTAATTCCGCTGGAGCCCTGTATCCGATTCAAACGGATGACCTGCTGTTTACAAAACAGCTGCACTATCGCTGTGCTAACAGGGCAAAAAAAAAAAAAGGGTGATTTTCATCACCCCTGAATATAGCGAGACTCACCTCGCGTAAACTGGTTTCAAAGCGTGTAGCAAATGCGAGCAACTCCCTGAGAAGGGCTGGCGATTGCCGCAAACGCTCCGTAAGACAGGTCCAAATCTCGTCCGGCCACGAATGGGCCACGGTCATTGATTCGCACGGAAACGGTTTTTCCGTTCGACTGATTCGTTACTTTTACGATAGTTCCGAAGGGCAGACTTTTGTGAGCGGCAGTCAGTCCGTAAGGGTTGAAGCGTTCACCGTTGGCAGCGGTTTGGTAACCATAACCATCACCGACCCCGTAGTAACTGGCGTTGGAACAGCGAGATCCGGAAGCCAGAGCAGGAGTGGTGGCGGAAAGAAGAATAGTAGCGACGAGAATGGACTTGAGGTTAGAAACAAGCATTAAATTAGGTAGAATTCAACATCCGAATAGGATAAGGAGAAGTTCCCTCTTTTCAGAGGGCAGATCCCTCGGCACAATGGATTTAAGAACCAATATCAGGTTCCGAGTCTTTCCTAGATTAGTTCTAGGCACCTCTCATAACGGTGACACATTTTATGATAAAGACACATTTAGTTTAGCTAAGGGTTTGTTTTGTAAACCCTATGGAAATTAGCGGACTCGAACCGCTGACATCCTGCTTGCAAAGCAGGCGCTCTACCAACTGAGCTAAATCCCCAGAAAAGTGAGCAAAGCTCACGGGAATCGTCACGGATTGGTCGCTCAAGCGGCGACAGCAATGCGTTCGAAACGTACGATGTTGTTCGCGATTGCAAACGTAACCCTCTCGCCCGTCGAAAAACCGGTGATGCCCCGTTAATGCTGACACGGTTCGGGACCACCCCTCAGGGTACAGGTACGGTCAGCAAATGGAGCATACGGGAATCGAACCCGTGTCCGAACGAGATTAGTCCCAGTTTTAAGTCATTTGGAAGGACTTTCACTTAGGTACTGAAATCTAGGATAAAATCCCAATCAGCATCGCCGCCAAGTTTCGCCCATGCACAGTAACGACCATTCTCAGAGACAAAGAAAACTTTATCGCCAAGGCGTTGTTCTACAAACACGGTGGAGTTCCCGTTCATGATGTTCGCAAAACGATTTTTAGCTTTTGACGACAAAGGTTTGACTCTCATTTTTTGTCCAAAAGAACAACATCAATGAGCAAAAGAGCTATGAAAGTAAGAGCAATCAGGGCGCTAATCCAGAGAGGGGAAAGAACCCACAACCAACTCCAGTGAATAATTCCACCCAACTTCAGACCGATAAAAAGGACGATCAGAAGTCCGGGAAAACCAATTCCGCCGGAGGAATAAGATGCGTTAGAAGATCGTGACATTTGTTTCAGTAACCGTTGAGGAAATCGTGAAGGGCCTCGCGGTAGGCTTCTTCGGTCTCGAAGTGACGCGAGCCGATAGTGCAAGGAAACTCCTTCTTGGGGGCAGCCTTGCGGCACTCCTGAACGGTGTAACCCTTTTCCTGAATGTATTCGGTGATGTAATTTTCCATGACTTAATCATAGCTCACTTTGACCGAAAAGTAAAGGGGGTAAACCGCTCCTCGAGGTAGGGGAAACCGTCCCCAGAAATTTGCTCACCGCAAACGCCACCGCCCCCTACGACCAAGACTTACAGTGCTGAAGCCTGAGCCTGAGCCGGAGCCGGAGCCGAAGCAGAAGCCGTAGCCGTAGCCGTCGCCGGAGCCGGAGCCGAAGCCGAAGCCGTAGCCGTAGCCGTCGCCGTAGCCGTAGCCGTCGCCGTTGCCGTTGTCGTATCCGTTGCCGTAGCCTGAGCCGTAGCTGTTGCCGTAGCTGTAGCCGTCGCCGCAGCCGTAGCCGTCGCCGGAGCCGGAGCCGAAGCCGAAGCCGTCGCCTAAGCCTGAGCCGTTGCCGTAGCCGTAGCCTAAGCCGTTGCCTAAGCCGTTGCCTATCGGTCTAAACGTAGAAGGTTCCATCAAAGGCCCCAGTTATCAGAAACTGGGACACTGAAGATTTCTGCGCCTTCGGGCAATTCCACGTTAGCGATGGGACGAATGTCGGCTTTTTTAGGATCTTCGATTACCTTTGCAAATCCGCAAGATTCCCATTTAAAAACCCACACGGCATTGGTTAGAAAGATGCGACCATTTTCACGGGTGACATTGCCAGCAAAAATCCAACCACGGTCAACCACAACAACAGCACGGCTGCCACTGGGTGCGGGAACTACAGAATCGGCTGGGACATACTGAACACCATTGACGGTAATGGTGTCGGCTTTAACGTTGATGGAGGACATTGTTTTGTTTTCTTTTGAGTGATTTGAACGA